GTTGGCCGCAGACGGCACCGACACCAACATTGACATCAACATCACGCCCAAGGGCACCGGTGAGGTGAACGTCACCAACATCGACGTGCTCAGTGGTAAGGTGCCTTACGCCACGATTACCGGCCGGGCCTTCGCGTCCTTCTCTGACGTCACGGATCAGACGGGCAGCACGACCGCAGCCACGCCAGTTAAGTTCGGCACGACCGAAGTGGCTGGCGCCGGCATTACCATGGTCACTGACGGGACCAATCTAACGCGCTTGACCTTCGCCGCGGCTGGTACCTACATGGTCGCTCCAAACTTGCAGTTGTCAAACTCTGACAGCAATGACCACGACACCACTGTGTGGCTGGCCCTGAACGGCACCAACATAGATCGGTCGGCGACTAAGGTGACGGTGCCCAAGGCTGCCGATGGCGGTAACACTTTCTTCCAGATCATCTTCTACGTCACCGTGACCGCAGGACAGTACGTACAGGTTCTCTGGCTCCCAGAAAACGTCGCAGTGACCCTCGACCACACTGCTGCTGCCGCGGGCCCGCCCGCCGTACCGGCTATCCCCTCTGCCATCGTTGCCGCTGAAAGGATCGCGTAATGGCCAAAGACCCTCGTCTTGAGCGCGCTGGTGTGAGCGGATTCAATCAGCCGAAACGCACGCCCAGCCATCCCACCAAGAGCCACGTCGTTGTGGCTAAAAGCGGCGACCAGATCAAGACGATCCGGTTTGGACAGCAAGGCGTCACGGGTGCCGGAAAGAATCCGACGAGCGAGAAAGACAAAGCTCGGAAGAAGTCGTACTATGCCCGACACAACGCACAAGATGCCAGTCCAGACAAACTGTCGGCTCGGTACTGGTCGCATAAGGTGAAGTGGTAATGGCGAGCCCCAAACCCACCAACCCCGCACTCTGGTCCAAGGTCAAAGCCGCGGCTAAGGCCAAGTTCGACGTGTACCCCTCTGCCTACGCCAACGCGTGGGCTGCCAAGGAGTACAAGAAGCGCGGCGGTGGGTGGAGCGGCCCGGACAATCGGGTGAAGAAATGAGCAAGGGCGGTCTGGGCAAGTGGTTTGGTGAGAAGTGGGTTGACGTCAAGACCGGCAAGGAGTGCGGTCGCTCCGGGTCTGAGAAGTCCTCGCGTGCCTATCCGGCTTGTCGTCCCGCCGCCGCTGCTGCAAAGATGAGCGCGACAGAGAAGCGCACCATGGCGACCAAGAAGACGGGCCCAGCGCGTAAGTCGTGGCCGGTCAAACCATCAGGCAAGAGGACGTGACATGCCACTGAACGCCAAGGGTAAGAAGATCAAGACTGCTATGCAACAGCAGTACGGCAAGAAGAAGGGCACGAGCGTATTCTACGCTGCCGAAAACAAAGGCACCATCAAAGGTGTGACCAAAACAGGGAGTAAGAAATAATGCGGTACCTACGGAACAAGGCTGATGGCTTCATCTACGAGTGGAACGAAATCCTAGCCCGGCACCCCAAGTGCGAAGAAGTGACCGAGGAGGAAGCATACCCGGAGCGTTTTGCGCCGGCCTCGGTGGTTGAGAAAGCCAAGCGCCGCACCAAGCGAATCGAACTTTCAACTGATGACATCCCCGAGCCACCTGTGTATACTTCGCCCGAGTTGTCGGCGGACGCATCAAGGGGCTTGCCTGAATGACACCAGCGGAGGTCATAACCGAAGTTCGGCGTATCGTCCAAGATACGCTCGCTCCGTTTCGCTACAGCGATGCGGTCATGCTTGGTTATGTCAACCAGACGCTCAAGCGCATGGCCATCCTGCGGCCTGACTTGTTCTCCGACATCGTTGACATCCCGACCACCGCGGACTCTGCGGTTCAGTCACTGCCTGTTGATGCCATCCGCCTCCTCGACATCTTCCAAGTCAAGAACGGCGCGGCGATCAACGAGGTTGACCGGGAGACGATGAACCGGAACTACCCCAATTGGATGACGGAAACCTCCGGCACGCCAGTTAACTTCATGCGGCACGTCAAGAACCCGGATCGGTACTTCCTCTACCCCCGCCCTGCAGCTGGGGTTGTGCTCGTCGGGGAGTACGCCAAGAGCCCGGTGGACTACGCGCTTGGTGACACGATCTCGGTGATCTCGGACGTGTACTTTCCTGTCATCGTGGACGGCACCGTGTTCTTGGCCCAGTCGATTGACGATGAGCATGTGGACTCCGGCCGGGCCAAGCTGTTCTACGACAGCTTCACCCAGCAGCTCGGCGCAACTCTGCAGGGCCGCAAAGTGACCGACACGAAGAACGCCGGTATGGATAAGGGTGAGGTGATCTGATGCCAACTCGCGCGTTCACTGACCTCCTGCCTAAGGTCCTGCCCAACGTGCCCGGGTGCCCTCAGCCCTTGGCGATCCAACACATCCGCGACGCAGCGATCCGGGTCTGCGAGCGCACGCTCGCATGGCGTTACACCCAGCCGCGGTTCAACCTGCTCCCGGGAGTGCACGAGTACGTTTACGACAAGCCTGTGGACACTGAGGTCCATGTCTTGTTCGACGCGCTGGTCAATGACCGCCCAATGCACAAGCTGACGCTGGAGCAGGCGCTGTATCAATACCCTGAGTGGGCCGACCTCTACAGTGGCGAGAACCCGTCTGTACTCTGGAGCCTGACACCGCCCGGCTCATACAACACCTTCGACTACAACGAGAACCTGTTCAACGACAACGAGCCGTTTGTGCTGCCCGAGGCGGTGGTTGCTTTGGCATCCGAGCCGCGGGCTGTGACCCAGCTCACGCCGGACAAGTATATCCTCCTGCCGCTGCCGGATGACGAGAAGCCATATGCTATGCGTATGTTCTACGCATTGAAGCCGACACGCACTGCAGCTGGCATGGACCTTACGATCTTCAACGACCTCGAAGAAGTGATTGTGCACTCGACGTTGCAGCATCTGCTTGTCATGCCGGGTGTAGCTTGGAGCGACAGAGAGTTGGCGTCGTACCACGCAAAGCAGGGGCTGTTCACGCTCACTGAACGTCGGGCCCGTGCCAACCTTGGTAACTATCGGGGGACGATGGTCGCCTCCGCCCCTAAGTTTGCGTGAGGTAGACAATGGCAACGCCCAAGTTCAGCAACAACGCAACGACCACCACGGTGGGGCTGCTCAGCAGCACGGCTACAACCATCGTCGTAGCTTCGGGCGCGGGCGCCCTGTTCCCTACGCTTGGTGCGAGCGACTACTTCAAGGCGACCCTGCAGGACACCAATAACAACTTCGAGATCGTCAAGGTCACGGCCCGTACCGACGACACCATGACCGTGGTGAGAGGACAGGACGGCACTCTGGCGGTTCCTTTCGCGGCTAATAGCCGCTTCGAGCTTCGGGTTCTTGCGAGCAACGCGCAAGAGTATCTCGACTCCATCGACTTCCTTCTGCTGTGAGGGCGCCATGCCAGTCATCCTAAAGAACAATGCCTCCAGCACGCTCGCCACGGCAATCTCTGCATCTGACACCGGCATCGTGGTGGCTGACGGCAGCAAGTTTCCCTCGCTAGGCGCGAGCGATTACTTCTACGCCACATTGGTGTCGTCTGGTGGCACGACCGAAATCATTAAGGTCACGGCCCGGGCTAGTAACTCCATGACTGTGGTGCGTGCGCAGGACGGCTCGTCGGCTGCCAGCTTTGCGTCTGGTGCGCTGCTTGAGATGCGGGTCAACGCCGCCTCGGTAACAGACCTCGTGGATGAGCACGACCAAGCTGCAGAAATCAGCATCGCCGATGCCGGTGGGTACTACACCGGGACGAACGTTGAGGCGGCGTTGCAGGAATTGCGTGCGCCAGCAGTAAATAATTTTACTGGGAACGGGTCTACAGTAGCATATACGCTTTCTTCGGCGTTGGGTTTCGGTACGCTGACCGACATCCATATCGACGGAGTCTATCAGCACAAGAACACGTACACCGTGTCAGGTACGACGCTGACCTTTTCCGAAGCCCCGCCGCTTAATGCGGCCATCGAAGTAGTGGTGAGGTAATACTATGACAATCAAAAGCAACGGCGGCGTTTTCGGTCGCAACCCGACATTCAACACCGTCACTTATGCTGTCTGAGGTATAGAACATGGCACTCACCAAAGCACACTTCAGAATGATTGAGGGCGCAGTCGCTAACGTCAAAGACTTTGGCGCAGTCGGGGATGGTTCTGCAAACGACACAGCAGCAATCCAATCAGCGTTCAGCAGCGGAGCGACCAATATCTACATCCCGCAAGGGACGTATCGCGTCTCCGGGGTTGCCGTTAATATTCCATCGAATGTTCGCATCAAGTGCGACGGCAAGATCATTGTTACCGACGCAATCCCTGCGGCTTCATATCTTGGCGCATTCGTTATCAGCGCAAGGTCAAGTGTTGAGTGGGACGGAGGCCTGATCGACTTCTCTGGCTTTGCGTCTTACGACAACAACATCTTCTATGTTGCCAACTCGACGGATGTGACAATCAAGAACGTCCGCATCATTGATGCCAACAATGACCGCTTCCCACTTGGCCCCGTGCGCGGCCTGACGAATAATAGGTTGTTTCTGAAAGACATTGTGATGACCAATGTCGGCGGCATCGGATACAATGCGCTCAACAACACCAACTCCGTTTTTGACGGGCTGCACATCACCACAACGACCAATCAAAAGTCTGCTATCGACACCTCTGGTGGTGGTTACAACCGATATGCAAACTGCACAGTAATTTCGCCGTCGAACACCACAACGTCGGCGTTTTCTTTCAACGATCCGAAATCTGTTTGCACTGGGAACATTACCGTCGGCGGCGCGTTTGGCATCACTGTCGGTCATGCGCCATATCCGGCTGACCATAGCGCCGTCACTGGGAACGTCATAAACGCGCCGGCGTCGATTGGGATCAACATTCAGGCATCGAAATACGCGACCATTACCGGGAACACGGTCAATGACACGGTGACAGGCATCACGGTGACGACTCTCGGGTCATTCAACGTCGTCACCGGGAACACCGTGTTTGATTGTAGCTATGGTGTCAGGATCAACACCTATTGCGTTGCAACGGGCAACATTGTTGTCGGGGCTTCCCTTGGTGGCTACCAACCTTCGGCTGACAACGCGCGGAACCTCCATGTCGGGAACGGTGCTTTCAACGGCACTGGTGTTGGGTTCCGCCTCGGGGTTACGAGCGGCCAGATCAACAACACGCTGGTTGGAAACTTGGCTGGTGACAGTCAAGGTGTGCCGACGCAGACGGTAGGCTTCTCAAGCCTGAGCGCCCAGAACAACCTGTTCGGAAACAGCACTGACGGAAACCACGTCACCGCAGAGTTCCAAGGTGTTTACTCCTCAGTTCCGCTGAAGGACACTTCTGACACCAATGACTTCCTGACAGCCATCTCTGATGGCGACACTGGCGGGACAGGCTCTGCTGGTGCAGGGAAACAATATGTCGAACTTCAAGTCGGAACGACAACATACAAAGTGTTGCATGATGGGACCGTGTAACGCAGTGCGGCTAGACCGTGGACAGTCCTAAGCCAAAGGAGAAAATCATGGCTCTTACGAAAACCACCAAGAATGACAAGATCGAAGTTATCAGCCTCGCTGCGGGTTACCCGGTGGTGCAGGTTCGAACGGCGACGATTATCGCAGAGGATGGCGCAGAGATCAGCCGCACATTCCATCGTCATGTGCTGACCCCTGACGCTGATCTGTCGGGTGCTGATGCAGACGTGGCGGCCATTGCCGGCGCGGTCTTCACTGACGAGGCGCGGGCTGCTTACGCGGCTGCCAAGGATGGTGTATGATGAACGGTAAGCCGGTGCAAACCATAGAACCAATCTTCGGGCCTGTCGTTTCGGCGGTGTTCCGCGCCGTAATCGTCAAATAAAGACCGACACTAAGGGGTAGCCATGCCGACTGAGATGCTTTGGAACTTTGGCCTCACTGCAGCACTCGGCTTTGTAAGCTGGGTGCTTAGAGGCTACGCCGAAGAAATCAAGCGGCTGCAAATTCTTCTGAACCGTACCCGCGAGGAAGTGGCCAAGGACTACGTCACAAAGACTGACGTGCAGTCTAGCATGAACATGCTCATCACGCGGATCGACAACCTTGACAGCAAGATCGACGCGCTACTGCGAAGCCTAGCAAAGTGAAGGTGCTGCTGATCTGGGTGGCCTACACCCACCTATGGATCGACGGGCGCATGGTATTTGTCAAGATTTGCAGGTATACTGCGGACGTGGCGCTGGCGGTTCATCCGCTCTACCCATGCCCGCCGTTCTGGAGTTTGTGATGTTCGACCCAGTTTCCATTGGAATGGCTGTCAGCATCGGCAGCAAGGCGTTTGGCCTGCTAAAGCAGGGCATCGCCGCTGGCCGTGAAATTCAGGACATGGCTTCTCAACTATCCGAATGGGGCAAGGCCGTCTCCGACATTGCTTACGCTGCGGAAAAAGCCAACGAGCCTCCCGGCGTATTCAAGACGCTGTTCGGCGGCGATACTCAAAAAAACGCTATTGACATATTCGCTGCGCAAAAGCAGTGCGAACAGCAGCGCAAGGAGCTAAAACAGCTCATCACCTACAGCTACGGCCACGACGCGTGGCAGCAGTTCATCAACATCGAGCGCAGGGTCCGTGAACAACAGCGCGAACAGGTCTACCGTCGCAAAGAACTGATCGAAAGCATCCTAGAAGCTGCGCTTTGGACAGGCATCATCTTGGCGACAAACGTTATTGCAGGCTTTGGTCTGTACTTCTGGGGCCGCTATTTGGGGAGGTGGTAATGGCACTCGAACATTGGATATGGCCTGCCGCCGCGGCCGCAATAGGCGTCTTGTTTTGGTTCAGCGGCGACGGCTGGTATCGCTATCCGTGTCAAGACCCGGCAAACTGGAGCGCGCTTGAGTGTCAGCCGCCGATCTGCCTTCGTACCAAGAACTGCGCTGACGATTTAACTGGAGGGGCCGCGCCATGAAAAAGAACGATCCTGACTATCTGGAAAGTAAGCTGCGCTACTTCATCGGCGTGT